CTGGTGACATGTGTAATCGACTAGGAAACTGATGAGTAAAAAGGCAAGAAACTTTGCTTCAATAATATTGTTGAAACACTATTCCAGTTCAGCAAATCCTGTGGATACTTGCTGCACATCTTGTGGATAACTTAACAGCACTATGTGATTGCGAAAACTCTAGCACTAGTTTGAGCTGATCCTGAACCACAGGAAGGATCCATCGGAAATCATTATCGCTAGATGCAACGAGCTGTAAGAACGTCCAGTTGTACATCGGAAATGATTTGCTTGCCTAGCGTTGCACCAAGCAAAACACGACAAAGCACTGGTCATTCATTCCACAATGCGGAATTTCGCCATCTTTCGGCGTACTTTGGGCAACTCGGGGCGACCTTCGATGAACCAACGCGGCACTTCGACTGTGCTCATGCCACGACGAATCGTCACTAGCTCATTCATCGTGTCCGCCACCAACTTGCGCGGCTTGTACGTTGATGGTCGAGGCGCAGTTGGTGGAAGCCAGCCGACAGGCACGCGCGCATCACCTAGTCGGTAGTAGCGCCCCTGCATGGTCGGCGTGAGCTGCTCCCAAGTCTTCACCTTTGGACGTGTCTGAATCACGGTCGTACTTCCACTTCGCCAAGATCGCTGATCGACTCCCAAAGATCGTGGCACTGATACACGGCCTGGAACTTGATGCGATCACCAGTCGGCTTGGTGAACCAGCGACCAAAACTCTGCTGACCGAGCGGACGACCGCTGCGATTCGGCTTGCCGTTCGGCGTGTGGAAGTACACGTTCGAACGCTCCCATGTCGAGCCATTCCACGACAGGGCGCTGATGGTCTTGAAGCGGCACTGACGGACCTTGCGGCCAGACACTGCAAACTCGACTTCATCCGCCACGCGATTCACCTGAACAATCTCCATGTCCTTCATCACAGGGAGCAGAGTGCTTTCAAGGGCTGGCCCAACGTACTGAAACGCGAACACGCACAGACAGAATACGAAGGCGATGACTGCGCCTGAAGTTGCGGCCAGTGCGCCCGCATTGAATACCTTACGCATCACAGCTCACCTCCAGTCTTCACCCGTCGATCGATCACGCCGCTCTGCACAAGCTGGGTGATCATGTTGTTCATGTCTTGATGCATCGCATGGAGCTTGTTCGCGTCCTCGATGCGTTGTGTTTGACACTCGCGTTCGCGTGTCTCCACTGCAAGCACCTGCGCTTGCAGACCATTGATTTGGTTGGTCAGAAGATTGACAGCGGTCTCGTACTTCGAGTCCATTTGCTTTGTGACCAGATCGCGTTGGCGGTCGATGTACTTGACGAGGCCGCTGAACACAAAGCCCAACATGCCAAGCAGCACGCACACCGCGAAGCCATACATCAGCGACGGCGATGTAGTAATGAACGCGAATGCTTCAGCTTGGCGCTGAAACATGATCCATGCGAAGGTGCCGCCAAATACGAGCAGTAGGAACAGAGCGACGCCGCTAAACGTGAGGCTCTTCATCAGGTCGCCTACGGACGACAGGTTTTCGTTTTCTCCGAATGCCATGTTTACTCCTTAAAGGACACGGCCACGGATGTCGCCAGACGGAACCCAGGTAATCGCGCCGTTGTTGTGAATTGCGACACCACCTTGACCACCACCGCCACCAGCGCCGTTGGATGAGTTCGCGCCTGGAGCGCCGTTCTCGCCAAGATTGCCGCCTTGACCACCAGCACCAGAGTTGTACGAAGGGTTTTGTCCGCCTTGACCTGGAGATCCGTAGTCGGCACTGCCGCCGTTGCGACCACCACCAGTGGAGCCACCACCAGCGCCGTGAACGCGACCACCGCCACCGCCACAGCCCCAATACTCGCCGTAGTTAGGTGCTGGGCCAGCACCACCACCACCGCCGCCACCACCGCCGCCTGCGATGATTCCGCCGTTTTGAATGATGCAGTTGTAGTCAGCAACAAAGGCAGGTCCACCACCGCCACCAGCACCGCCATTGCCTTGTGAGCCAGCGCCACCAGCACCACCACGGCCTACGATGATTCCGTTGTTGATGATGAAGATCGAAGTACCAGCACCCCAGTTGTTGTCTGTGCGCAGGGCAGGAGTGTTTGTGTCAGGTCCGAAGACGTAGACGCCTGGATTGATCGTGAGTTCGATGTAGGCAGGACCACCTGCATAGCCATATTGAGCAGCAAGCCCGCGAATGTTTACACCGTGACCAGCATGATCGCCAATGGTCATTCGAATAGCTTGGCGATTGCGAAACACGCCTAGATCGATGCTGTTGGTGCCGCCGTCAGGAATCACACCGTAGCCACCATTGCCCCACGCATAGGCGGGCGTATAGAAGCCGCGACGGTAGTTGGTCAGGTAGATCGGATAGCCACCGCCGTACTCGGCGCGCAGCGCTTCGAAGTTAGGAGAAGTCGAAATGGTCATCGCGACTCCTTACAGCGTCGCGTCTTCAAGGCGCTTGACTTGGCCTTGAAGGAATTCGACCTTGGCTGCGAGCGTCTTGGTTGCTTCGATGAGCAGACCAACCATGTTGCCGTAGGCCACGCTAAGCATGCCTTCCTTGTCTTCGCGAACAGCTTCAGGCAGCACATTGCGGACTTCTTGAGCAATGACACCAGTGCAACGTGCGCCGTCTTCGATGCGGGTGAAGTTCACACCGCGCAGCGCACGGACCTTCTTCAAAGCGTCTTCGATGACAACGACTTCTTTCTTCAGGCGTTCATCCGAGTAGGCAGCGATGTTGCCTGCCATCGTCAAGTTGCCTGCCATGTCCATCGTGAGACGTGAACCAGCAGCAGACCAGCCGCCGATGCGGAACTGGTTGTCCGAGTCGAGGCCCATGTTGACGGCATAAACACCCTTACGGTGGAACGCCATCACGGCACCGCCAGCGTTGGTCGAGATTGCCTGAAGGGCTGCGTTCTGACCGTGCGTCGTGTCGTAGTTGCTAGGGAATTCCTGGACGCCGACCCATGAATTTGAGCCAAGCGCAGCATCTGACAGCTTGCCGTTCAAGAGGTTGGCGTTGATGCGACCGAGCGCTGGGGTGAGCGAGATAGGGGCAGTCGTGTACAGCGTATTACCGCTGAACCAAGCGATGTTGTATGTGCCGCCATCATTCGAATTGTTGTTCGCAACAGTCGCAGCATAGGCAGCGTTGTCCGCATTGTTTGCAACACCAACGCGAAGACCTCCAGACCGATAAAGGCGCGAATCTGTACCGCCGTTGGAACCCCACAACCAACTTGGAGTGCCAGTGGTATCAGCGCTATGGAACACCAAAGGACCGCCATCAGCGGTGCCGCCAGAAGCAAGAGTCGATGCCTTGGTAGCGGTGCCAGCAAGCGGACCAACGAAGTTCGATGCCGTGACGACACCAGTCGAAGACACCGAAGCTACTTCAGCACCAGCGCCGTTGCCAAACACCACACCGCCAGTGCCAGAGCTGTAGTTGATGAGCGTCTTCTTGTTCGTGCCAGCATCAAGGAGCAGTTCGCCCGCCGTGGTGGACATCGAAGCAATTTGGTTCGTGCGCGTCAAGCCTGTGTAGCCATTGCCACCGACATAAAGCATGCCGCCAAGCGTGTTCGCTCCGTAGATCGAGCGCGAGTCGCCGTTGTGGAATGAGTTGCCGTAGGAGCTGAAGGCAGCGCCAGTGATGGCACCAGTGGCAGTGAAGTGACCGCCTGTGTTGAACGACCAGAGCGAACCAGTGCTTGTGGCGGTGCCGAAGTGGATGCCGATGCTGTCAGTACCATCGACGCCAGACGTACCAGCGAAGTAGGACATGCCAATAGCGTCAGCGCTGCCAAACTTCCAGATCGGATTGCGAGCGTTGGCAACCACCGATGTCAGCGAGAAGCCGTTTGCGCCATTCGCTTCAACACCAGTCAGCGACTTGATACCGCCAGCATCAACGGTGAGGCCACCAGTGACGATCTTCGTTGCGCCGTTAAGGCGAGTTGAACCTGTGACCTGAAGCTTGTCGCCTGTGTCCGAGGTCGAACCAAGCAGCAAATTGCCGCCAGTGAATCGACCTTGCTCAATGCCGCCAGCCGTGAAGCCAAGTGTGTTGGTCAGCGGACGGAACAGACCTGTGGTGGAGTCTGAGTTCCAGGCGATGCCTGGGGCGCTTACCGAACCGTCAGCAAGCTTGAGCGTGCCCGTCATCGGTGCTTGACCGTCGCGAGGCAGTGACAAAGTGATCGCAGTCGCTACGTCTGTGAGCGACTGGTTCGCCCAGTCGGCGTCGATGATTGTTCCTGGGATAACTGGGTTGATGCCAGTCGGGAGTTTGTAGTCTCCGCTGATTCCGTTGCGTGGCATAGGGCTCCTTTCGGAGTCGAACTCCGCTTTGTTGTGTGCCCCTTATTTATGGATTTCGGTGTGCGTGCTTTAGTCCTGCACCGCCATCGCAGCTGCACCTGACATCGGTCCAACCTTTGCAGCGGCCTGCATCAGCGCGCTTTTCTGAACAGGGTTCAGTCCAAGCAGCACATCGCGGTACTTCGGGTTGGTCAGAATCCGCATGGCGAGGTTGCCTGCGATACCAGACGCCACGGGAGCGGCAGGGTTCGTCAGCGCACCAAGACCGACCGCTTTGGTAGCGGCATCCAAGCCAATCCGACCACCACTTCCTGCAGTAGAGCCGACCAAGGCTTGCTGAAGGTCCTGAAATGGTGCATCGCCACGTTCAAAGCTGCTTTTCAGCTTGCCTTGCTTGATGGCGTTCGTGAGCTGACGCACCGAAACGGTGCCACTGTCTCCAGACATCCGAACCATCGTTTCAACTGGCTGAAGGTTCTTGTAGAACGTGTTCGCCTTCTTGAAAGCTTCAAGGTTCTTGGCAGGCAGCTTGGCTGCGATCTGATCGTTGATCGCACCGTAGATGTCACCCAGCGCTTGCTTAGCAGATGCTTCAGCGGACGGAGACGACATTTCTTTGCCGATGGACGAGCGAATCTGTTGAAGCGTCTTGGCAGACACGGGACCAGTTTGGCCGAGCGTCTTCAGCTCATCGGTGAGCGAGGCGGGCAGCTTGGAAGTCAGCGAGGGCAGGGAGCCGCCAGCATTGGCTTGAACGATGTTGTCGAGCTTCGTCATGAACGGCGCATCGAGGTCCACCTTCACGCCGTCAAGAGCGTCGTCATAAAGCTTGGTGATATTCGACTGAGCCTTGCGAACCAAAGCAGACGAAATATCGGCAGCGTCGTCCACGCCGACGCGCTTGCCAATGGCACCAGCAAGTTCAACGTCACGCGCACCACGAGCATCGGCACCGAACCAAGAAGCACCAGCCGCGTTGTTGTCCACGGCGTTCGCAGCCTTAGCAGCACGAGCTGAGATGTCGGCAGCGCCTGGAGTGATGCCTTCCTTGACCAGCGCGTCACGAGCAGCGATGAGTTCAGCTTGTGATTGACCACCGCGCATGAAGGATTGAGTTCCACGAGCAGCCATGCCTGGAGCAGCCATCGCAAGACGGCCTGCGGCACCACCAGCGGCACCCATGGCACCTTCTGTGAGAGCAGATTCAAGACGACGACCTTCTTCAACCTGCGGCTTGAGGGCACCCATCGCCGCGCCAGCGCCGCCAAGAATGGCAGCTTCGGCAGCGAGTGAGCCACCGCCTGTGAATGGAGCAGCGAGAACAGCGCCAGCCGTTGCAGCCAAAGCTGGAGCAGCACGACCGATGGCACCTGAGGTATTCGAGGACGCCGCGATACGGTCCAGATCGCCGCGACGAGCTGACTCTTCAGCGTACTTCGCCTGTGCGCCTTCTTTGTCGCCTGTGGCCTCAGAGTAGAGCTGCGACGCACCACGGCCAAGGTCCTTGGATGCCTCGATGGCTTGATCCATGAAGTTGGACCAGCCAGACACCTTTGCCTGCTTCTCTTTGGCAGCGGTGCCTTGCTCACGAACCTCGCCACCAAGCTTGGCAACGATGTCGGCGTCCGAGTAGCCACGTTCACGCGCAATGTTGATCGTGTCTTGATAACCGTTCTTGCGCAGCGTTTGCAGTTGGAGGCTCACAGCGTCGCCGCCAGCCTCTTGCTTTGCGAGCTGCGTTTGGACGGCAGCAGGAACCACCGATTGACCAGCGCCAGACAGCTTCTGAGCAATCTCTTGATCCGTGTAGCCGCGTTCACGTGCCACTTTGATAGCGTCGCCATAGCCTTGTGAGGCAAACGCAGACAGCGGATCGCTTGAGGTAGAGCCACCAGACTTCTTGATGGCGTTGGTCAGCTTCGTGATGTAGAGCGGATCAGTCGCATAGCCACCTTTCTTCAGGGCCGTTGCGAAGGCTTCTGGCGTTTCAGCCGTCAGCGCATCAGGGTACTTGCGACCGAGCAGGCCGAGCAGGTCAGCCTTGGACTCGTCAGGAGACGCATAGACACGGTAGGCATCGTTCGACTTCTCAGCCTTGTCGAATGCCTTGAAGCCGCCCTTGCCACTGAAGTCCTTGATGTTGTACAGATTGAAGCTGTCTTCACCATTCGGACCTTTGATGGTTTTCTTGCCGCCTGCCGTTTCCAGCAAAGCAAGGCCGTTGAGGAACTCGTCTTTCATCGCAGTCCTTAGTTCTTTGGTGGGAACAGATCAAGTCCCTTTGGCATCCCACCACCAGTCGAGATCGCACCCTTCTTGTAGCCAAGCTTGTCGTTCGCTGTTTCAAGCTGCTGCTGGTACTGGCCCATCGTTTCTTGCAGCGAGGTCTTGCGGGAGTTCGCTTGACGCTCGAAGTTGTCCATGTACTCCATGATCTTTTCTGGCGCCCACGACTCGTCAGGACTAGAAGCGATGAAGCCCTTCATGTCGGAGTCAGAAATGTTGCTGACGAGGGTCGCCTTAGCAGCTTGGAATGCCTGCGATGTGAAGTACGCCTTCAGCTTCTTCAGCTCACCCGATGTCTCGCTGCCTGGAATCGCAGCCAGCGCCTTGGTGAAATACTGCGCGTATGGACCAGTCTTGAGCTTGCCCAGCGCATCACGAGCGCCGTTCAAGGCCGTCAGCGATGAGTCAATCGTGTTGACTTCTTGCTTCGTGTCGCCAAGATTCTTCGTCGCGGTTGTAGCTGTGCCCATCCACTCACGCTGGCTCTTGTCAACCTTCTCGGCACGCTCAATCGCCTTGTCCTCGGCCTTCGTCGGATCACCTTGACCAAGTGCCAGCTTGAACACTGAACCTGGACCACGCTTCGAGTCATAGCCGAACACCGAAGTGGAACCGTCAGCGTTCTTGACATCAAAGGTCTTCGTCTCGCCTGGAGCCAGATCACGAGCGTAGAGCGCTTGAGCCAGCGGACCACCTGACTTTGTGTTTTCAAGGCGGTCTAGAGCGTCAGCACGCTTCTGTTGCATTGCCTTGGTCAGATACGAAACACGCTCACCCTGAATGCGCTCTGCGGCCGCCTGATCGATGTTGAAATCAGAGCCTTGGACTGGTGCTGGCGGCGGTGCCTGCGCTGGGAGCGGAGCTGGAGCGCCTTGACCGACAGGCGGCATCGGCTGGGCTTGAAGCTGGCTCTGCATCACTGGCGATGCTTGGACGCCGTTGAGCTGATCCATCGTCGGACCAACCGCATTCGGGTCTTTGTAGGTGTAGACGTTCATCGGGTTCTTCTCGACCGCTTCGGCGGTGAAGTTCGATGGGTCTTGCGACTTGAAGTAGTCGTTGCGTGCCGCACGCATCTCAGCGCGGTCTTGCTTGTTCAACTCGGCTTCGTTTTGCGAGGCCTTGACGCCGAGATAGCCGCCGAGAGCTTGCTGAAGGGCTGACGCGATGCCAGCCGCCTTGGATGGACCTGCGTACCAGCCGCCGACCATGCCACCCTTGTCCAGTGGCTGCGACATGCGCGCTGCCAGAGCTTGCTGAAGTTGAATCTTGCGGAGCTGATCTTGGTAGCTGAAGTCGCCTTGTGGCTTGCTCGGATCAAGTTGTTCGTTTGGATTGAAGAATGAAGCCATCTTTGCTCCTTATCCGAGGGTTGGTGTCGCTGGAACCATTTCAGTCGGTGCAGCAGAGCCGCCAAAGCCCATGCCCATCTTCTTCATCTGCATTCCCTGCATGTAGCCTGCGAGACCTTTAGCCAGTGCGTTGGCACCTTGGGCCGTTGGGTCGTTCGTTGGCTTCTGATTCGCGTTGAGCTTCATCATTGCTTGCAGCATTTGCTGCTTCTGCATTTCTTGCTGCTGTGGCGTCATCTGCTGAGCCGCGAGCACTTGTTGCGGTGCCTGCGGATTCATCAATCCAGTTCCCATGTTTGAGGTGTCGTCCATGACTTGTCCTTATGAGCCGAAGCTCTGTTGTGCGGTACCAAAGTAGGTGGCCGACTGGATCGCGTTTTCTAGAATGAGCGACTGGCTTTTCTGCGGCAGCTCATCGGTGATATTTAGAAGTTCCTGGCCGTGCGCCACATCATTCAGGGCGTGATAGCGAGCGCAGCGAAGCAGCTCTTTGCCGTGGACCTTTTCGAGCAGCTCGATCTGAACCAGTGAGGCAGGGAAGCACTCATGGCGAGCCATGTAGCCGAGCAGGGCAGCAGGGTCAACGTGGTTGATCAGGTAGTACTGCGTGCCAACCATCTCAACTGCGAGGCGCGGAATCGGCGTCTTATGAACATCAATACCAGCGGTCAGCAGATCAGCGGCAAGCCAGTCTTCGTGGCCTCGTTCTTCATCGAGGTGTTCAGCGAAGTACGCCTTCAGCTTGCCCTTCGACTTGAGCTTGGCTTGCTTCAGCAAGTTTTCACTTGCCTTCATGCAGTGCCAAGAAAACACAAGGTTCTTGAGCAGGGCGTCTCGATGAGTCAACAGCGGCAGCTCAAACTGAGCCATCGTCTGCTGCATGCGAGCGACAAGGTAGGCGCTGAACTTCATCAGTACATCGCGAAGGCCATAGCAGCCGTGCCAGCCAGACCAGCAACCGCGGAGGTCGTGCCTGCGGATTGAGCGGCTTGCTGATTGAAGATGCCTTGGTCCCACTGGCCTTGAGCTTGAGCAGCACCCGACAAGTCGGCGCCAGCGGTTTGACCTTGCAGCGCGTAGTTATTGAAGGTCGGGCTTTGGACTTGCTGACCAGTCATCAACGCGTTCAGCTCGTTCAGCGGCATGTTGCGCTGCGACAGAGCTGCCTGATAGTCCATGCCGTAGTTGTTCACTTGCTGGCCGTAGGCTTGAGCCTGTGCCGCGTTCTGCGCTGCGTTGAGCTGCGAGTTTGTCGTGAGGCCTTGAAGGTTCGCACCGTATGCGCCAAGGTTCTGCGTGAACTGTGTGTTCTTCGCGGCGTTGTTGGCTTGCCAGATTCCGAGCTGTTGAGCGAGCTGAGCCGAGCGAGCAGTGTTTTCAGCAGTCTTCGCGTCCATGTTCGCGTCGAAGGCAGACAGGTCTTGCTGGAAGCCAGTCGCACGAGCAGCATTCGCCTGCGCCAGCGCCGATTGGTTCAGACCAAAGGTGTTCGCTGTCTGGCCGTAGGCTTGGTTCTGCGCCGCGTTGCCAGCGTTGAAGCCAGCCAGTTGCGAGGCGTAGTTGCCTTGGTTGACTTGAGCGCCTGAAAGGTAGGACGAGGCTGCGAGAGCGTTTTCTTGTGCTGCACGAGCCATCGAGAAGGCTGACTGAGCATTGTTGTTCGCTTCGGTGCCTGCGTTGAGACCTTGCAGTGCCAGACCATTTTGGAGCTTGGTTTGCTGCTCATCGAGGCCAGGACGCATGAGCGCCATCTGTGCTTCGTAAGCCTTGCGGGCGTACAGCTCGGCGTTGTTTGCGTCGAACTGTGGCGCGTTCTGATTGACTGCGTTCACGCCAGTCGTGTTCAGCGTGTTGATGTCCGTATTCAGCTTCGGTGTGGTCGAAGCGAAGGTGCCGTAGTTCGTGTTCAGTGCTGGCGCTGTGGACTGGAAATTGGTGTCGAGGTCGGTGCCAGTCGATGTGAAGGTGCCAGCTTGACCGACATTGTTCGCGTTGACTGCGCCAACATTCGCCAGATACTTCTGGAGTTCAGGTGCTTGGAATGGTGTCGCGTAGCTGTTCTTGACGGTATCCAGCATCGACAGAGCTTGGCTGGAACGACCTTGCTGAATATCAAGCTGCGAATTGAGCGCAGCCTGAAGCTTCGGATCAAGCGTGGTCGTCTGCGACCAGTTTTCGGTCGTGTAGTCCTTGATGTCTGGTGCCTTCGGCATTTCAGGTGCGCCACCGCCGTACCAGCCACCGTAATTCGGCACAGTGGTAGTTGTGTAGTTGCCGTTCTCGTCACGATCACTCACTTCATGGGTGCCGTACATCTGCGAGATGCTGGCTTGGTACGCAGCCATGTCGGCGTCGTAGCGAGCTTGGTCTACCTTTGTGCCACGGTCATACGTCAGCGAGCCAAAGGGTGTGTACTGATTGATGCGGTTGGCTTCGGTTTGGTACTTTGCGGCGTCCAGATTGCCTGCGGCAGTGGCTTGAGCAGCACCCGCATAGTCAGGTGCTGGAGCTGGATCAGGCGAACCACCAAAGCAGTGATTTGCGGCAGAGTAGCCGCCGTCCAGACGATCGAAATCCGTCCACTTAGTGGTTTGTTTGCGGTTACGCATTCTTGTCTCCCTGTGTGGCTTCTAGCGAGCCCCATTGACCATCCAGCCACTGCTGCTTGGTGATTGAATAAAGCTCGGCGTCCTTGCCTTCGCCGTAGTAGCCACGAACCAGACCAACGTACCGAAGGCCGAGCAGCTTTTGAAGTTGCTGTGACTTGCTGTTGTCAACGGAGACGTGAGTCACCATGCAGTTCTTGCCTGCGTGGTTGAACGCGTAATCGAAGACCGTCCAGATGTACTTGCGGTCGAACTTGGAACGCTTCGAGCGGTCAGTGGCTGCGTGGGCTTCACATGAACCCTTTGCCCACTTGTTCAGCGCAGTGACGCCAACAATCTCTTCGACTTGGTTCTCGTCGTTGACAAGCACGCTGGCGATGTAGTGCGTGTCTGGAAAATCGACTGGTGCATAGTGCTTGGCTACGAACTCAGCGAACAGCGGCGCATAGGTTTGATCGGTGACAACTGACAGATGGCTCAAGGTGGTTCCTCATTCGAGTGCCACCTATTTATGAAAGCCAGTGGGTCAGCGATTGCCTCCAAGCTCAATCTCCCAATCGGTCGAAATCCACATCGTTTCGGCCAGCACAGACACGGCCATCGAGATCGCGCCGTAGTTGCCGATGGGACCTAGCGACTGCCACTCGTTGTAGTTCGACAGACCTGAAGCAGCCCACTCGGAGCGATTCCAGAGCGCTGTGTCCCATGCCGCAGCCGTGTTCGGCACAGCCGAGCCGATGGAAGCAGGTGCCTTCGTCGCGAAATCGACATTGCAATCAAGGCGCACATTCGGGATGCCTACAGCGGTTCGCATGTTGACCTTGGCACGAACGAAGCGCTTGCGCTGTCCTGGCTTCTGGAAGTCGTTGGCTGACTGCAAGGCGAGGGCGGTGTACACATCGCCACCATTGCCAACTGCGTCTGCGTTGTCCTTGAAGCCCACGAATGCGAGGCAGACCTTGCCATTCGCGCCAAAGTACACGGCGTTGCCTAGGGTCGCCCAGCACTGAGCAGGCCAACCTTCAAACAAGGACCAGCCACCAGTGATCGTGTTGTAGATGAACTGCAAGTTCTGGTTCGGGTTGATCTGAGGAATGTTCAGGATCAACAGATTGCGGCTCAAGTGGTCGTGAATCTGGAAACCAGGCAGTCCAGCTTGTGAAGTGGTCAGGCGCGAAATCGTGTCGCGAATCGTGTCCGTTAGAGCATCGCGTGTGCTTGTGGACTGCATGTACTTCGACAGCGGAATCAAGCCATCTTGTGTGAGCAGAAGCGAGTCACCACCAAAGCGCAGGAAGCAGCGATTGCTGACTGGTGGGCCAAGCTGCCAGACCCCCTTGGTACTCCACTTAGAACCGTCGGACGGGTCTGTGCCTTCGTAGATCACCACGTCGCCATTCGAGCTGATGGCAACAAGGTAGTTCTGCATACCAGTGCCACCATTCAGCGACCACGAGTTCAGAGCAACAAGCTTGCCGCCACGTGGGAACTGCGCACCAAAGTCGAAAGCCTTGGCTTCGCCACCAACCGAGTTGATCGGCAGGTACCAAGCCTTAGTGCTGTTCTTCTGGACGAACCAAAGGCGCTTCTGATGACTGATGACGAAATCGAACTGGTCAGCGCCGATGCCAACAAGATGCCCAGGTGCCGTTGCGTTGGCGACTGTGGTCCACACAACCCAGTTTTGGCCGTTCCAGTGGCGCATGGCATCCACACCATTCGTGACGATCAAGAAATGACCTTCAGCGCCAGTGAAGTTCGTGTGCGACCAAAGCGCCGAGTTGAGGCCCGACTGTGTCACCGAACCTGTGGTGATCGCCGTGCCTGGATCAGTTACATCAACGATCTTCGAGCCAGCAGCCGCGAACATGCGATCTTGGAAGTTGCCAGACGCGCTGTATGGCATCAGGGTCTCGACAAATCCTGTAATGCCAGTCGCATAGTTGCGGAAGCCTTCACGTACCGCTACACCATTTGGTGAGCATACGAAGTTGGTCAGGGTGTCAGCGAACTGTGGTCCGCGTTCGGACGGCGGATCACGCGAGTTCAAGCCACCAGTCGGAGCTGGCGTAGATGCTGGCATGGTCACGCGGTTGCGCGGCTTCTTGGTGATGCTCTTGAACATTACTGACCCCAGCCTGTGGAAGCGAGGTTGTTTGCGCCGACGAGCCAGTCACGCGAAGGGCCAGCAAGATTGATGGTCGGCGCTGGTGTGTCACTACCCATCGCTGAGGCAAGTGCTGTGTTGTAGTTCTCGGTTGCAGCTTGCGTGTTCATGCCTTCTTCTTGCAGGAACTTGAGCTTGACCAAATTGACGAGCAGACGGTCGTGGTAGACGGTCTTATCGGAGTCGGTTGTGAATTCAGGCTTAAGCTGCGACAGACCCACGTCCCACACGTAGTTGCGAGTGATGTAGTCGAACGCGATGGTCGAAGCCGCCGAGCTTGGAACGGGGAACAGGACGAGCTTGTCACCGACGATTCGGAACGAAGTGGCTGCGCCTGGAGTCGTGTTGCCTTGAACGGCCCACGACTGATTTGTAGAGTTGCCTGAAAGGCTGCGTGAGTTCGTGCGATCAAACTGCGTGTTGTTGATCACTCGAAGGCAGTCTTCAGGCATGTTGTAAGCAGCCTGTCCAGCGACAGTGGTGATTACGTGTGTCTTGGTCAGACGCTGCCAGTCATGAAGGTCGGCAAGTTCATCGCAAGCTGCGACAACAAGTGCCTTCATCTGGTCAACGGTACGGTCTCCCGAAGAAGTCAGAATCGCGGTTGGCACGTTCAGGGCTAGCTCGCCCGACACCTGCTTGATGATGTCCAAAAGTGTCTTAGATGCCATTCGCGATTACTCCTTGATTATTTGGCCTTGACCTTGTCGGCTGGCGCTGGTGCCGTTGCTGCGGCAAGCTGACGTGCAAACTCTTCTTGCATCGCCTTCATCTGTGCTTTGACTTCGTTCAGCTCGGCGGCTTGCTTCTCAACGAAAGCCGTGTCGGTTGCTGCGGCAACGAATGCCTTGGCCTTCGTGCGAAGTTCGTTACCACCCATGCCGAGTTGGGTGAGATTGGCATCGGAAATCGATGCGACGTCTTCGACGGTTTGAATGTGGCTGAACTTGAGCGAAGCGACTTGTGACTTCGTCAGTGCGGCCCAGTGTTCAAGTGGTGTGCCTGTGGTGGCGAGCGTGGTGCTCGACTTGAAGGCTGCGTATTCGTCAGGGAAGCGTTCGCGATATTCATCGGACACTTGGTTCTTGATGATGGTCTTGTCATCACCTGGAATGCGAATCTCGATCATCTCAACGTCATCGAAAACTGGACGACCAGTTTCTTTGGTCTTGATAGGGGATTCCATGGCCTCAGTCGAGAAAGCTACGTAGAGCTTTTCATCGCCTGGAAATGGACGGAAATTGCGTGACTGGCGGCTGGTGGGCGTGGCATTCATGTATGTCGCTCCTGCGTTGATTAAATGAAAATGGGTCGCCGAAGCGACCCATGGATTTGCTTGATTGGCGCCTTATTTATCAAGGCCAGAGTGACGGTTAGGCCTTGTCGGCTTTACGTTCAACTTGCGCAGCGGCTGCGTCATAGCGTTCCTTGGCGGCACGCTCTTCAGCTTGTGTTTCTTCAACAGTCTTCTTCATGACTGCTGGCACAGGCTCAGTCTGCTCAACGACCTTGCCGCGCTTGGCACGACGTTCAGACTTTGGTGTTTCGCCTGCTTCGTGAACTTCGCCATCTGCTTCAGTGATCAGTGAGCCTGCTGGCAGGACTGCTGGCACCGATTCAACAATCGTTTCGCCGTCCACTGCTGGCGATGGCTCGCCGTGAACTGGATCGATGGTCGTGTGGTTCTTCGTCACAACGTCAGCCGATGGGTTGGCCCCCTTGCCGATGGCGTTTTCTTCTTCGCGGCTGCGGCCAGTCGAAGGACGGAAGTCTGGGTTGTTGCCGTGGTTGTCTTCAGAGGCTTGATTCGCCAGTGTCGAGAACGGAATCGGCGTGACGCCATCGTCTTCAAACTGAGTTTCGACCTTGCCGCCGATAACTGGGCTGTGGTTCAGTGGGGATGTGCTCATTGTGTGCTCCTTGAAAATGAATATGGGGAGGGAGGTTTTCACCCACCTCCCCATTTGTCAGCTATTCAAGACTGCTTAGTCTTGAATGATGCCTTGGTACTGAGCACCAGAGCACGTCAGGTTGCCTGCCCACACCATGGCGTGAGTTTGGGCGTCTTGGTTGGTCGAACGACCAAGCTCAAGCGATGTGAAGTTACGCTTCACGTGCGGACGGAACTTCAGGTAGTCCGTGTTCAGGAGGTACGCTGTGTTCGCTGGCATGCCAGACGATTGCGGTTCCATCACAACTGGAATGCCCATGAAGAGCACGTTCTGGAAGCCACGGTTAGCCGTGTCTTCGTCAGCGAAACGCTGGTTCGCGTCGAGCGACTGCATGTAGAGGGCGAAGTAGTTCTCATCCATGACGATGAGGTTTGGCTTCTTGCCACCCTTGGTGAGCGACAGGTACATCGAGAGCAGAGTGCCGAAGATGTTCGATGTCGTCATCGCACCAGCGAAGTCGGTGCCAGCACCCTTCGCCTTCTTGTTGCGCCAGAAGGTCCACGTTGCGCGGTCGATACCACCGTAGACACCAGTCGTGTTGACGATTGGCACAGCGGCCTTGAGACCAGTGAGCTGCTTACCGCCAGCGCCTGTACCGTCAGAGTAGATGCCCTTGACGATCAGGTTTTCGAGCGTGGACTGAGCCGCGTCGATACGTGCGTCGAGCAGGTCGATCATCTGTTCCTTGCCCGAGTTCTGGAGCATTTCCAGACCAGACATGACAACTTGAACCGAAGCTTGCTTCAGCGTGAACTGAGCAGCGGACACAACGTCGGCAGCAGCCGTTGGCAGTGTGTCGTAGCCCGAGTACCAGCCGCCGTTCGGGTTTTCAGCGAAGTTCAGTTCTTCGAGAATGATCGAACCGCCAGAAACGGTTTTGACGCCACCCTTCTTCTTGATCGCCGAAAGAATGGCGTTCGTAGCAGTGATGTTGTCAGCGATGTCGCGGTTACGCGATTCAATGGTTGTTGCGACGATGTCGCTAACGTTTGGGAATGCCATTTTTAGGCTCCTTGAATGGGTTGAGTTTTGACGCTTTCTTCGCCGTTCTCAGTCGATTCAGGAGTGTTCGAAACTGGCTCCCCATTGATCTGTGATACCGCCTTAGCTCGCGCCTCTGCAATGGACAAGCCATTTGCTGGGATTTGCAAACCGTTTACTACCGTGCGAATAACTTGGTCGGTCATACGCGCGCTTGTGATTCGTATTGGGCAAACGCTGCTTCCAGTGCTTCGCGGTTCGTTTTGAAACGCGGTGCTGGCTGGTTGTTATTGCGAGGACCCTTATTCGGAAGACTTGCACCAGACGCTTGGAGGCGAGCCTTATTGGCTTGTTCTCGTTGTGTCAGTACCTTGCGAACACTCTGGTTGGCGTAGCACGCTTGTTCGTATGCTTCTGGCAAAGTGCTTGCGGCACCGCTTTGAAGCAGGGCGACCATGTGCGGAGCTACATCGTTGAAGAACTCGTTCTTCGGATTGTTCGCAAACGTCTCGATGTCGTTATTTACGGAAACCTGCGCTCGCTGTTGCTCTTGTTGTGCAACCTGCGATTGCTGATTTGCGAATTGTTCCAGTCGATCAAGCTTCTGCTGAAGCACTGGATCGATTTGTGCGGTCTGTGCTTTCGTTGGAGCATTACCTGCGAGGTAACCATCCAGTGCGGACAGTTCGTCGCTTGACCAGCCCTTGAGCAGCGTGCCAACAAGGCTGACCTTCGCCTGTGTGTTGCCGTGGTTCAGAATGTAGTCCGCGTTGAACAGGTTCTTCGCGGCAACCAATGGGTCCATGCCCTTAGAGCGATACATCGCTTCGTAAGGTTGTGCTGTGGCTAGGAATTCAGATGCCAGCTTGCGCTCGGCTGCGGTCTGAGCCAGCGTGGTCGAAATCTCTTTCTCGCGGCGCAGTGCTTCTTGCTGGACCAGCGGTGGCGCAGCGTTGAAGGCTTCGCGCGCTTCGGCCTTCCAAGACTGCGGAGCCTTGAGTGCTTGTGGCTGCGGAACTGGCTCGATTGCGGCTTGTGTGACAGGCGCAGCGACTGGAGCTTCTTTGCCCTCAGCCTTGGCTTGAGCAGCCTCATACGCTTGTTCAAGCGCTTCACGCGTGCTCTTCGGCGCTTCAGGCTTTTCAGCCTTTGGTTCTGGCTCGGCTGGCAGTGACGGCTGCGGTGCTTCAGCTTCGCGAGCTGGAGCTTGAATTTCGGTCTCTACTTCTGTGGCGAAGTGGGGGTCTTGCGATGACGAGTCATCGGACGTGGCAAAGGTGTTGTCGTCCATTTATCCTCCTAGGGTGTGAACAACCTTCGCTACCGTTTCCCGTCCACGAGCCTTGTGCTCGGCCTGAATTGAGGCCATGCGGTGCTCGGCTTCGCCTTTCATATCGGACAAAGGTCGTACCTTGTGCTTCTTCAGATGAGCTAGGTATTCACTTCGTCCGTACACAGGGCGTCCGTCGATGGGTGAAACAATAGAAAAGGAATCGCTGATGCCCATCGCTGCCACCATCGGAGCCACGAAGACGCGCTCCGTCTTCGCTTCGCAGCAAAGCGGCGTGTCATCGCGGTTAGCGATTCGTGCAATGAAATCTTGTTCTGTGCCACATGTGGCACAGCGCGCGAGGTAAGTAGGCATACAGGCATCAAAGTTGAGTGCCTGTTATTTAGTGAACTTAGGTGAGCAGTCGCTCGAAAGGATTGCTCTGACGACGGTTTGTTGCTTGCGTGATCATCAGCAGAATGAGTTCGTCTTCTTCGATGATTTGCAAGCGAAGTTCTTCAGCGGCTTGAGCTTCAAACTCAGCAATCAAACGAGCCGCTTCAATGCCTTCCGCAATACGCGGGTCAACCTTGGCTTCGACCTTGATACCTGATTTCAGCGCGTCGATAGCAGCTTGGTCGGCCTTGAAGGCTTTCTTTGCTGGTTTCAGTGCGGTTGCCTTTGGTTCTTCTGGCTTAACCAGCTTGGCCGACTGGTTGATATGGCGACCCTTGTTCTTGCCGCTCCATGAACCGACATCTGGCTTTGGCTGATCAACGCCTTGAACCGTCAGCGTGTATGCCTGTGTGCCTGTGCCTGTGTTCACGTAAGCAAGGCTTGTTTTCGCACTGAGGGCGTATGACTGCGTGCCAGTACCCGTGTTCACATAGGCGAGGGCAGTCTTCGCCTTCAGCACATAGGTCTGTGCGCCTGTGCCAGTGATCGAGTACGAGAACTGAGGATCAGCCAGAACCGTGCCGCTCAAGGTATAGGTCTGCGTGCCAGTGCCTGTGTTCGTGTAGGCGAGCGAAGTCTTCGCACCCAGCGAGTACGAGTTCGTGCCTGTGCCTGTGTTCAGGTAGGTAAGGCTTGTCTTCGCGCCCAACACATAGGCTTGCGAACCAGTACCAGTGATCGAGTAGGCAAGCGCCGCCTTTGCGCTCAGCGCATAGCTTTGTGTACCAGTGCCCGAGTTCGCATAAGCAAGGCTGGTCTTGGCTGCGAGCGAATATGCCTGAGCGCCTGTGCCAGTGATCGAGTACGCAAGGCTTGTCTTAGCGCTCAGCGTGTATGACTGCGTGCCAGCGCCAGTGATTGAGTACGAGAACTGCGGATTGGCTGGTGCTGGCTCGCCGTTAGGAAATGGTGCTGTAGGCGGCGTGAAGCCCTCTTGCGGATAGCGAGCGGTGCCCACTGTGATTCGCATGTCATCCAACTGACCTTGGAACGGATCGCCTGGACCACCCTGCCACACGCCCATTGCGAGCTGACCAACATAGTTCAGATCAGTGTTGTCGTTCGGGACATAGTTTGGATGACCAACGCCGTCAATGAAGCAGTGCCAGTGGCCTTGGTTCGCCTGAGTGTCGCGCTGGACAACGATGTGGTGCCACTGACCATCGTTGATCGGTGTCGGTTGCTCGATGTCAATGATGCCGCCACTGAAGGACTCGCCGATGTACAGGCTGAGCTTGCCGTCATGCAGGTAGATTTGCCACGACTTGCCGAAGTCACCAGTTCCGCCTGGACGTGCGTTGTCCCAAATCTGAGCGTAGCCAGAAGATGAAACTTGCGATGTCTTGATCCACGTTTCGAACGTGACGGCTTGAAGACCAATGTTCGGTGCGACAGGCGTAGAGATGAAGCTTGAGGTGTCGCCTGGGAAGTTGACGGCTGCGGTGCCAAACTTCTTGCCCGATGTGCCAAGGAAAGTGTTGCCGCTCGCTGACCAGCTACGGCCTGTCTGATCAAAGATCGTCGATGAGTCATCAGCACCGTCGAAGTGCAGCAGCGCCCAGACATTCGCCCAGTACGGGTCCACAGACGGCTCTGGAGCGCTTGGGACGGTCAGGGTATATGACTGCGTGCCAGTGCCTGTGTTAGTGTAGCTGAAGCCGACAACGCCTGTGTATGCGACAGTGATTCGAACGTGGTCAACAGTGATCGTGCGGTTTGTCGCAGCCGTCGAGCCAGCAGGACGAATCGAGATACCGAAGTTCGACGCGTTGATCTGAGCTGGCGTCCAAGTCGTGCCCCAAAGGTCACCGCCATAGGAGCGGTAGGCATCCACGGTGCCAAGGTTGGTCGTCGTGCTCTTGTTCGTACCAGTAGCTGCGCCAGCCTTCATGAGCTGGACGTTGGCGGTACGAGCTTCGCCAGACGAGCCAGTGCCGTTGCGCGACATCTCGATTTCAGCCGTGATGTACTGAATCGTTGCGCCAGCAGGGATATTGAAGCCAAAGCCTGTGATGTTCAGCGAAGCGATATTCGATGCTGTCGTGGCTGTCGAACCGTTGAAAGTCAGCGATGCTTTGTTGTCATCCGATGCGAAGACGTTGGTCGGGTTCGACCAAACCATGGTGGTGCCGCCAGCAGACACGGCCGAGGTTGGGCTATTTGGGCCGTCAACGATCGGAATTTCGTAGTGAACACGAAGCTGTACGGTGTCGATGCTGAACGTATAAGGGTATGTTCCGCTACCTGGACCAGTGGTCAAGAAGTTTTGAAGCTCAACCGTTCCTGAGTTCCACTGGGCTACTGTGAGCTGTGATCCAAGAGAGACGACTGGCTGTACATTCTGGCCGCCGACCATCGTGACATTGGACGGCGCAGTGGCAAAGGGTGTGTTGCCAACACCTCCAGAGGTGACACCGATTTGAACAATGGAGCTGCCTGACCCAGCATAAGCTTGGAAATAGAAACCAGTCACCGACGAATTGCCGACCACTCGCATTTCCACGCCCGTGATCGCCACGCCTGCTGGTACACCCATGCTTGGCAGGTAGCCAGTCAAGTAGTCGCGATTACCGCTGTCAGTACTCGTCTGAACTGCAACAAGTCCGTCTTCGCTAACCGCGTTGTTAGGCGACGACCATGGACGCGGCGTACCAGCGTTTGAGGTAAACGAAGTGGGTGTTTTCCAAGCTGTGAATGCCATGCTTAGCTCACCGTGATCATGTCAACACGCGGCACGTAGCCGTCCGCATCGCGGGTGAAGCGATAGACGCCTGGGCTGTGGAAGGTCGCGGAGAACGAAGTGGTCGTCTCAATGAACTGGCTGATGCCGCCCATCGGCATCACGCCGACTTGTTCGCTCTTGATGTACGTGAAGGGAAGGCCAGGGCAAGGGAACAGGACTGCATCAGTTCCATTCGCGACCGCCGTCAGTTTCGAGGGTGCCGCGAAGATCAGCGTCTTAGGCAGCAGCCAGTGTGGCAGGATCGTCCACAGGTTCAGAAGTAGGTTCGCCATCTTTGCACTCCAAGGCCGTGATCGTGACAATCAGCGGGTCATATCCATCGGCCATCAAAGTGAAGCGATAGTCACCTGCTGGATAAAAAGTTGCCTCGAAGGAGCCGCTTGCTTCGCTCCAGCGTGAGGTAGCTCCGATTGGGAGTTGCTCAGCTAGGAACGTGGTGTCGAATGGCAGGTCAAGAAACCAAACAGCATCTGACCCATTCGCTTGCGCACTCGTCCGAGAAGGTTGAGTAAAGTTCATATGGGATGGGCCGAAGCCCATGCTTTAGGTCAGTGTGCTTGTGGCACCGCCGACTGCGATGTACGGTGCTACGTTGGCAGGGACTGATTGCGATGTCAGCGTGCCCCAGAACTGAAGAGCGCCAGCACCAACGGTGGCGGAGTCAGTCACCATGAAGTGAGTGATCGTGCCCCAGCCAGAGCCAGTCGCCGTAGCGAACTGGATCAGAGCTGTGTTTGTGATTGAGCCACCTGAGGCTGCGCCAAACGTAGAGCCAGTGATAGCAACGCGTGCGTAGCCGTTGCCAGATGGTTCAGCACCCAAAGCGCCTGCGCTTGTCGGGGCCGAAGTGCAGAGGGCGATGTAGAAGGTGCCTGGAGCCGTGTAGGTCGTCTTACCGTGAGCGGCTTCGAGGAACTTGTTCAGTGTGGATGTTGCGAATGGCATGTAGCCTCCCTTAGTGTGTTGTTTCGACTACGTTGACCATGCGGCCACTTGCGTCACGTTCGACATGGAAGCTCACTGGCGGCTTCGGCTGGTTAGCCAGTGCCATGAGCATGTTGTTGAAGCTTTCTTGCTGCTGAGCAAGTGCGGCTTGTGTCTGTGCTGCGCTCTGCTGGATGGCTTCGAGGAATCGCTGTTCCGTCAGCTCACGCTGCGAAGCCATTCCTGAACCCGCAGGCAGTTCCAGTTCGCTGGTGTCGATGACGCCGTTGTGCGTAGCGTTGAACTCGACTTCTTTCAAGCGAAGCTCGCGTTCCTTGATCGCTAGTTCGCGACCCTTCAGTTCAAGCTCAGCTTTCTTGTTCTGCCCTGAAAGCATGAGCTGCGCCTTGCCAGCCAAAGTCGAGTTTTGGATCTTGGCTTGCTCAAGGCGCTCTTTGCTCGCCAGCTCAAGCTTCTTCATCTCAAGCTGAGCGGTCATCTTGGCGATGTCGCCTTGCTTCTGATGCTCCAGCTTGGCTTGCTCCATCTGTGCCTTGGCTTGCGCGTCTTGTTGCGCCTTTTGTGCTGCCATTTGCTCTTGCTGCGCCTTAGCGTCTAGCTTGTCTTGTGGCGGGTTCGCAAACAGCTTTTCAAGCTCTTGGTCAATCGCGCCTTCGAGATCTTTCGCACCAGGCATGCCAGCGACGGTGCTTTTGACCATCGTGAGGAACAACGGGGCAGTCTTCGGGTTTTGCTCGACCATCGGCCAGCCAGCCGAAATCAAGCCTTGAAGGCTCGCCATGACTTGCTGCTTCTGCTGCATCACACGCTGGTCATTCGGGGCGGTCAGCGAGTCCACCGAGACGACCACGTTGATGTGGCTCAGCAGTTCGTCCTTGAGCAGACCTAGCGCCGCCTCGACGTACATGAAGTCCGCCTGCGGCAAGTTGCCAGCCTTGCGAACCATCGTCTCTGGCGCATAGAACTTGGCGATCAAGAATGCCTTGATGCCTTCTAGCTCGCTTAGGAACTCAGCAACTTCAGCTTGCATGGACTGGAAGCGCATGCTGGTGTAGCTTTGCTTCATTTCCTGCGCGCCGAGGGTCTCGTACTGGCCTGTAGAGCCGCGAACGATGTCGGAAATGCCAGTCAGTTCGCTGATCTGCGCCTTGATGACGGCCATGGCCGTATCGATTTGCTGAATCGCGGCAGCATACTGAGCGATCGGCACGAACTGCATCGCGCCAGACATGCCACCAGCCTCCGAGAACGCGCCGAAGTTGCTAACGGGCGTCAAGGTGTTGTCAGGCGCCTCAAGAATGTTCTTCAGCTCTGGGAATGAACTGTCATACGCACCAGTGGCCTTGCAAGCCTTCACGAGTTCAAGCTTGCGGTTGTTCAGGACGTTCAGCTCTTCGTACTGGTCTTGAACGAGCGCGTAATCTGGCGACGGCACGAACTTGCTGGAAGTCGTGTTCGCAAACAGTGGCTTAGGCGTCGGGAAGAAGTGCGGCAGGCCGTATGGGTCGTCCTTGACTTCAAGAACTTCGTCGGCGTTGTCACACCAGAAGATGACGCGCTTGCTGTCCTTGTCCCAGATTTCCCAGACCTCGATGTCGCTCGCGCTGTGCGGCTCATCGGAGTCGGCAAACTTCTTGTCATCGTCGCTCGGAGCAACGTCCAGCTTCTTTGAGTTTGGGAAGCGCTCCTTGACCTCGTCTTCGGTCATGTAGGCACGGCGCGCGATCCACGTCACTTCGTTCCAAGTGCGCGCCTTCTTCCACAGGATGTCCTTCCAGTGAATATGTTCAGCGGTGACATGCTCATCAGTGATGACTGGCGATGCTCCTTGCTCTTCGCTCAGCTCCTCGTTCGCGTCGTCAGTGATCTGGAAGCTTTGCTCTTCTGACTTCTTGTCCGCAACGTAGCGCACCCAAGCAAAGCCAGCGCCTGGAATCAGGCGGTCCTTGATGATGTCCTTGGCCGTGGTGCTGTAGGCAGTCTCGGTCTGTGATTCAGTGATCAGAATGTGCTGAAGAATGTTCGAGGCAACACGACCTGCGTGGTCGTTCGGATTCTTGAAGCGACGCGATACTTCAGGCTGCGGAATGCGAGCGAAGAGGGCGGCGAGCAGGTTGTTCGTGTTCGACGTGAAGATGTTCAGGCGACGAGCCTTCTTGTCACCACGACCACGCTTGTCAAGATAGCGATCAACGACTTGCTGCCCTTGCTTGTGCCAACCTTCGAGGTCGGTACGTGACTCAGTGATTTGCTCTTGCCAGAAAGCGTGAAGCTTCTTGCGGTCGCGCTCTTCTGGCGTGAGTTCGCTGTCAGTGTTCTTTGCCATCCATGCCCCTTAAATGCGTTCGTATGAACTGCGGGGCTGTCGGGCGAACAACTGGTCCAAAGTCATACCGTTATCTGTGACGGTATTTATCGAAGCCTGCTCAAGCCACTGCTGAAGAGAGTGTCCTGAGTTGAACGAGGGCTGCCGTTTGGTGACAGTTGCTGCAATATCTTTGTCGCGAACGGCAAGGCACATGTAGCGCATCGCGTCGGCGGTGTGCGATGACCAATCGTGGTCTGGCGTCTTCTGATAGGCCTGACGCTCAGCGTTCCACTTCTTCTTGTAGTTCTTGAGCGCCTCGATGCCATCGCTGCACTTCGCGCTGTTGATCAGCATCTTCGGCAGCGTGTAGCGCACCGCCTGAATGCCGTCGTTGATGGACAGATCAGGCACAGCGCGTGGAGCGATGCCACGAGCACGGAACTGCTCGATCATCGACTTGCCTGTTTGAAGGCTGCGGGCTTTAGCATCGTGTGGCAACCACCAGTCGCCCATCTTGTAGCCACGCTTGAGCACGTCATCAATGATCTTGTGGATGTCGATGTCGTTCCATTCTTCGTGGTCGATCACACGGAGCTGGCCGTTGACAACCTGCCAGAACCAAGCCGCCGTGGCATCCGAGATACCCAAGTCGAAAGCCACGTTCACTGGCGCGATGGACACTACGTCCAGCGGCTCAAGCTGACCTTCCAGCTCCATCTTCTCGATGATCGAGCCGTAGTAGTTGCCCTTGATACCCGCGATGAAGGAGCACTCAAACTCCTGCTGGTACGACTCTTCATCGAGCGTCTCGCGAACATCAAGCAGTTCTTCCTCGTCGATCAAGCCTGAGTCGCTGGCCTTGAGCAACTGGGTGTACCAACGCTTCGGGTCCTTCTTGGCCGCTTCCCATAGGTCGTAGAAGAAGTTCTTGCCCTTTGGCGTTCCGATGAACACGGCCCAACCAAGGCGGTCAGACAGCATCGGACGAACAACGGTCTCCCACACGCCGCGCTTCATGTCGGCCACCTCGTCCAGCACTACGCCGTCGAAGTACAGACCACGCATGGCCTCCGCGTTGTCAGCACCGAACAGGCGAACCGTAGCCTTGGTGCCAGCCGCACTTGGCACTTCCACGGCCTTGGTGGTTTCAAGAATCTTGGCGCCTGGGATGTCGCGGACTGCGCCCTTGAGGTACTCCCAAGCGGTTTGCTCTACCTGACCCTTGTATGGAGCGATGTAGCCGAAGAAACCAAACGGTTTCTTGCAGCGCAGTGCCTTGACCACGAGGTCATTGACGGTTGCTACGGTCTTGCCAGCGCGACGGTGATAGACGAGAACTGCAAAGCGCTGACTGCGGGCGTGAAACGGGATGAAGGGTGCGCGAGGATCGTAGGCAAGATCGACGCGCTTAACGTCAGCCTTCACGAGTTTCTGCCTCGACTACCTTATTGCCTTTCTTCGGCTTGAGCATGATGTCGTCAAGCGCCGATTCAGGCATGTTGGTCATCACGAGCGTATTGCCGCCACCCGTGACATTGGTCTCCGCTGGTGCCATCTTGGCAAACAGGCGGTAATACTCTGTGCGGTTTTCAGAGGCCCACAAAGCCATTGCTGGCATGCCGCCAATAAGCGGAAATACGCCCATGACGGCTGTGCGAGCTAGCTCTGGACTGGATTGCTTGAATGCGTGGCTTGCTGGAATTCGCACGCCAGTCTTGACGACGGCTTGATTTAGGATTTCCAGTGCGGCTGTGCCGCGAAGGTAGTCGTCTTCTGACTGAAGTTCTTCGAGTTGCTCAGGCGTGAGTTCAAAGCCTTCTTTGATTGCTGGGAGTGGCATCTAGTGTCTCCGTGTTTATGGAGACCTATTTAGATTTTCTGATGCAACAATCCTTAGATAACTACATGAACAAATGGCATCCCAAACTCACTCAAAGCCAGCGCGGCGACAAAAACACCATTCGATTCGCAGAATTGGAGCTTCCAAATTTGTTGAAGGTCGGCGGCAAGGGCGCCTTCAATGAGGGCAAGTTTCGCGGTCATAGCAACTGGAAGCGACTTGCTAAGAAGCTGCCGCTGATGGAGCAGCAGTTGTGCGAATGGGAAGACGCGAATCCAGACCTGTATATCGCTCAGCCTTGGTATGAGGCTCGTGAGCTTTTCAAAGCGCAGAAGGCGCGCGGTGAAGTGGTTTGGCCTGAATGGTATGAAGTCGCTGGAAAGGTTGCCGAGGCTGGCGACCGCTTGCGAGAGGTTGGACGGAACTTCCACTTTCCACCGCCGCCTCGGAAAAAGAAGAAGTGATCGAGGCACTCTTCTACTGTGCACACCGCAGTTGGTGGGATTTTCGGCTGAACCACCTTTCCACGTCTTGCACGGACTATCTCGAATAGCCCTGCCTCGATTCACTTGGTTTATTTACGGTTCGGACAGCTCGTCAAAGGCTTTCACTTGCCAGTTTTGAAGGGTGTCGCCCGAAACTTTGTCTGTGAATTCAGAAAACTCAATCCAGTCGCTTTCAGCTTTCTTCGGAAAACCCGCTGGTTTTGGCATGGAGCGGAAAATAGCGTCATAGTTCGCACGGTAGGCTTCCGTGGGCGCCTTGGTCTTCAGTTCGTCACCAGTGATTTCGTTCTTGCTCATGACTGACGCTCTTGGACGGTGCTCAAGCCTTGTTGACGCTTGAAAAGCTTGACGAGGCCGCGCTTCAGGACGACAAGCACGCGCTCTTGGTCGGATACGCTGAGAACTTCCCAAACTCGCTGAATTCCTAGGCCGATTTCACGGCCTTCAGGATTCACGAAGTTGATTTGGATGTCGTGTTGAGTCATGGAATTGCTCCTTTCTAGTTCGATGACCAGATATTTAGCAAATCCTGTCTGACTCTTGGCTAAATCGCGTGCGACTCCGCCGCCTGTTCCTAGGATGGATGCGGCTGGTATCCGACTTTCGCAGACCATTTCCTAAAATCCGATATTCCGCCGCCCAGTGCCAGGGCCAGTAGCACGAAAGGGGCAGACCGTTTTGGACTATTTGCTCTAAATTTCCGCCATGATGTGAAAAATCAGTAAAAATCCGCCACATCGTGAAAGGGTAGGTCAGAGTATGAAAGGGTATGGGCAATTCCAACTCTCACACCCTCAATAGACCGTTGATTCCATTCGGTATTCTCTGAAATGGCTGCGGCCACGTTAAGAAAGAGAAATGGTTATCGCGGTGAATTGACCATGCAAAACTCTATGAGCGCAGTGCGTTGCGAGAGTAGCCCATGGTTTCACGAGGGTTGCGCCAGGGCACTCCTGATTCTGGGGATGATGGTGACTATCTGCCAAGAATTAAATGCCCCTGACCGCCCATTTCATAATATGAACCCGAATAGTTAGGAATGGGAATAATCTCCTGGGATTTTCGAAAAATAATGCGGGAAATGCCAACAGATTCAACGCAGGCGCGTAAGAATCTGATCATGGCTACAACAAACCCACTCAAGTCCTCACACGAAATCGAACTGGTTCGCAGCCAGTTGAAGAACCTTCGTGATCTGTGTCTGTTCACTATGGGCATCAACCTCGCGTTCCGAGGCGGCGACCTGTTGAGCCTGAATATCTGTGATGTGGAAAACCTTGAAGCTGGAAATGACCTCATCAGGCGTGAAGAAAAGACCAACAAACTGCGTAGAACCACTGTGAATTCAGCGGTTGTAGATGCGGTCCAGGCGCTGGTAAGACAGCGCTATGAAAACGGTGTGGAATCGTGTGATCCCCTGTTTATTGGCAATCGTGGCACTCGTCTGACTATCGTGTCGCTGAGCAGAATGTGGAAAGACTGGGGACGTGATGCAGGTCTGACGCAAAACATTGCGTCTCATAGCGCACGCAAGACCAAGGCGTACATCATGCGAGTCGAGCACAACACGCCAATCGAGGTGCTCTGCAAGGTGCTTAATCACAGTTCTCCTGCTGTGACCATGCGCTACATCTGCGTGCAGGACGAAGAAGTTCGTCCTTTCTATTCAATGGAGCTGTGACACTCCAAAATCCTGGCTCAAACAAAATTGTAAGAGTCAAAACTTTCCTTATTTAGCACCTAATGCTATTATAATTGTGTGGTGTGAGTGAGGCCATCAGCTACGCGCGAAGCACAGTGAATCATCGGATACCCTGGGCAAAGGTCTGATTCAAGGTTGAGTGAATTCCCAGAAAAATTTATTTGTGAGTGCAGAAACAAGAAAGGGAGCTTGATAGCTCCCTTTGCAAATTGTAAGAGTCAAAAGTCTGGCCTTATTTACAACCGCACAAATCCTTGAGCTCGCTCAGCGCAGAAGGAAAGATGCGGTACACATTGCCCTCACCAGACTTTCTCCCAACTACCACAGGCAGCAAGTGAAAGACTTTGCGCAAAGCCTTGGAAGAGGGGGAGTTGCCTTGACCACACAGGGCGTCCAAGTGCTTGGAACCGTAGTCAGCATCTAGGTCTAGAGCTAGGAGTGCCTCGGCTCGCTTACGCGTGCGTGGGTCCTTGAGGTTCAAACCCCCGAAGCGGCTGGACTCTGCTTGACCGCCATAGATGGCAGCTACCTCAGGCGACAGTGGTGGAGCATCAGTGAAAGTCACAGCAGTGCGCTCGGCATTCGCAGCTCGCACGGCTTCGCTGCCATGGTCGTCAAGCTCGAAGTCTGTCAGTGATGACTTAGGCAGCGTGGTCATGATCATTCCTCCAGTGCGCTAGAAATCTTCTTAGCCCGATTCGTCAGACGAGCTTGAATCTCGCTCAACATTTTCAAGTCAGAAGCACCGATCAGCAATGGGTTATCGCGCCCTTGCTGCACGGCCAAGAAGATGCTGGTGATCATTCGCGAAAGCGATTCTTGATCTTTGGTCAGGTGTGAAGTGGTCATAGTGGTCTCCAGTAGTTGATGCTTCTATTTATCTGGAAACTCCTGAAAATCAGGATAAATGGTTGACCTTCTTCTAGGTCACATCGAACCTGAACAGACCGCGCTGTAGGTTGCCCTGCAGGATATTATTTATTCAACGCTTTCAACAAGGCACGATAAATAAGTTGTCCACACAACAGAGGCACTCATGAAAACCTTCACAGAACACCACGCAGCAGTAGTCGCTGCACGCGAAAGACTTGAAGAAGTCGGCCAATTCAAGCCGAGCTATCTCAAGATTCTGACCGCGTTTGAAAACACGCTGCTCAAGTGCGCAGCAGGCGAGGGCACTGTCATTGAGCGAATCAAGAAGAAGCTGAAGGAGCGAGCATGAATCGCCTAATCAATGCCGTCATTTTGACCCTTTGCGTCGCGCTGCTGATGGTCTACTGCACAGACACGCGCGCAGCAGGCGTCTACACGGTCGGCGCTGCAAATCGCGACCTCACGGACACGCCCGCCACCAGCAATCTAGCCACTGGCTATGTCATGGCCGTAGTTCAAACCGAGTTCATGTCAGACCCATTGGTATGCAAGCAGAACTTTGAATCGCAAGAAGCCTTCGCTGCTGAGTCACGCCAAGTCGCGACTGTGATCCTTGATCAGCTTCAAGGTCCAACATCCGAAGCAAACAAGGCGCAAATCGTGATGTATGTGATTCGCGATGCTATGCGCCGAGCATATCCATGTAAATAAAGTTCCTGAGGACGGGAAAGGCAGATGACCTGAGAGACCACTGCCCTTGAAAGCCCTGAATGACGAAAGTTGTTCAGGGCTTTTTCGCATCTGGAAAGTGCAGTCATTTCTTTCAAAGATTTGTACAACTTCGCTAAATAGAAATGACGGTGCTGAAAGGCAGCACCGCAATCCTACTTGAAAGGTCTCTCATCATGTCAAACGCAATCGTCATCGCTTTCCCTGAATTCGACTTCGAGGACAAGCCAGCCGCCTCAGCTCTTGATTCTTTTGAAGGCGTAGCCATCGACTTCAATACGCGTCGAATCATGGAACTGGAAAACGCAATTCAGTGCGCTCAGCTTGCTCTAGAAAATGCACGCAAGTTCCTTGATGTGCCACGCGACCAAATGCGACCAACCATGGCAGCCATCTCCGTAGGCACTGCTCAGTCCATCCTGAAGAACGTCTAAGGAGCAAGACCATGAACTACACAGGCTCAAACTTCTCGCTCTCAGCTCGCAAGGCATATCGCTCCATTTTCCTCCGCAATGTCCGCACAGGCACTTGCACCGTCAAACCAAATCCGATGTATGTAGGTCCAGTCATTTGTACCTATGCCATCCACAACGACCAAACTGGTCAAGCGTATGTCGGCAGTACGGAAGACTTCAACCGTCGCTGGTCCAAACACGTCGCTGACCTCAAGCGCGGTACTCACATCAATACGCTGTTGCAAGACGCTTATGACAAGCACGGCATCGAAGCCTTCACGCTCAAGATTCTTGGTCACTACCAAACCACAGAGGGATTGCTAAAGGCTGAAGCTACAGACGCATACGCAAACTACAAGGCAGAAGACCTTTACAACGGCCGCATTGGTGCGCTGTATTCACCGCACTACCCATTCGGCTATCTCAAACGCAATCGCAAGCCAACTAAGAATCCTGGCTCACAAGCCAAGACGCGTTGGTACGACGGGGAGACAACACTGTGATTTCAACACGCCCACCAATTCCACCAAGCAAGTATGAACTGATGACGGAAGACTTGGCATCGACGATATCCAATATTTCCGAGTACCTCGATCAGCTCAGCGTGACCATTCAAGTCAATCCGCAATGCTACGGCTTGATCGAATACGTTCAGAAGATGCAGATGGAAATCATCTTGTGCGACGAGCGATGCCATGCAATCGACGGAGGTAAAGCATGAGCACAACTGGCTTTCTTCTGTACATGGCAATCAGCTATGTCGTGATTGTTTATCCGTGGTGGGAGCAAGAAGATGATCAAGAGTCGTAAACCATTGCCCGCTCAGCTTGAAGCAATCAAGCAGCGTCTGGTGAATCAAGAGCAGCCACCCAAAGCCGCAAAGATTCGCGCAGCACTGCTTGCAAAGGTCGAACCTACTTGGCGGTGCCGATGAATAAAGAGCGCATTTATGCAGTGGTTCATGCCACCCGCAAACAAGCCTACATTGGGCGCACCTACGAGACCTTGCAAGATCGGTGGCAGAAGCACTTGCTTGCTGCAGCACGTGGTGAAGACAAGCTGCTGTTTGAAGAGCTTCGTCACGCTCCCAATGAATGGGACATCCTCGAATGTGAGTTTAGCGAGACCGCCAGTGAAGACGAATGGTGCCAGCGGTTTCTAGATGACGGCTACACCTTGCTCAATGAAACAGGCGGCAATCGCAAACCACCAAAGCGCCGCGACACTGAAAAAGAAGCTGAGCTGAAGAAGGTTCTTGCTGGCAATGCGCAGCTTCCAAGCGAATTGGAGAAATCCACCTTTCGCGAAATCATGAAGCGCTACCGCGCCGAGTGGGACGCAGCCACTACGTCGGAAAAAGCGTAACGCCGCCGCAAACGCGCTCAGATTTTCGACAGGCTCGGAATAATTCACCTATCGGTTCATGTGAATCGATAGGAGCTAACAATGAATGCCGACTACCTTGATTTGATTTCCGTTGGTGCTTCACACGACGAAGCCATTGCCACGCTCCTGATCATCAACTCACCTCAGGAGCTTTTCCATGGCAACCAACCTCACCGCAGCCAAGACCACAACCGACAAGCCGAAGCGTGTTCCGCCAACTCTGACTGAACGCGTTCGTCAGCAGCTCTCCACGGCTGCACTGCGCCAAAAGCTGACCGTCGAGGACATCACCAGCCTCGAATCGCACCTCGCGAAGCTGAAGGCGCTGATCGCATGACCTTTCCATTGGGCCGAGTGGTTATCACCCGCGCAGCCCTTTGGTTAGCCCAAGAAGCCAAGGCCGACCCGCTCGACCTTGTGCTTCGTCACGCAACCGAAGATTGGGGTGATCTAGGACACAGCGACAAGGCTGCCAACAAGGCTGCTCTCAAGCACGGTGGGCGCATCTTCAGCGCCTATGACTGGCACGGCCAGCGGTGGTACGTGATCACGGAGCACGATAGGTCCTACACGACCGTCATGCTTGCCTCGGATTACTAGGTGACGCGGGTCAATCTAGTCGATCCGCGCACGCTCTCGCTGCAACACCTCATCGTGGAGTGGCGGGAGCTTCCGCGCATCGCTAAGGCCTGCTGGCTTGCCATCGAGCGCGACGGCATCGACGGGATGCTTGAACGCGTGCCGCCTGAGTACGTAATGGGCACAAACCATGTTCGCCACTTCTACGACAAAGGTACCTTCATCACGAACCGCTTCGCTGCGCTTCAAGTCGAGATGCGTGAGCGCGGCGTGAACTTCGATGAGGACATTACCGTAGACGAGTGGTGCGTCTTCGATTGGGATGTTCGGCTGCGCAAGGACTACATCCCGACGCCTCAAGCCATCGCGCTATCGCAAGAACGACTCGACTTCAAGATCGCGCAGCGACCTCACTGGTATCGCTTCCGACCGTGAAATAAGTCACACATCCACCTTCGTACCAAAAGGGTCCTTCGCGGACCCTTTTCGTTGCCAATAGTGTGGTCGTGCACGCGCGGCAGCATAGTTCAATTCGGTCGAAATTGAGATACTGCTTATCAGCGGTTGGGGATGTTCCTGGCCGCATAACTCAAGGAATTCAAATGAACGCAGGAATCACCATCCAACGCCTTTTCGCAAAGCAAGCTGCCAACTTTGGTGCAACTTTGAAAGAAGCTCAAGCAATCATTACGGCCGAGCACCCTGACCTCGACGGCTACATCGACTTCTTGCATGTCGAATTCTTGATGCCAACCGCCTCCGCCCACTTTCATAGTGGTGATCCGTATCCGAACCAGCTTGCGGTAGCCGAGATTCAAATCAACGAACGCCTCGACATCATGAGCGCTGTTGCGGATGCAATCGAGCGAGCCGCGAATAATAATGAGGTGTTGGTCGCGACCACCTACATCGATTCCGAGACCGCCGAATTGCTTCATCCGCTGTTTGGCAATGCGCGTGACGCGACGACCTTCGAAGTCGATTTCGAACGGGTAAAGCCGTTCTTGAAGTACCTCTACAGCTAAGCCAAAACTCTGAAAGACTGAAAATGACAAACGAAATGATCGCCATCGTCAACAACGCCGAGCTATCCGAAGATGAAAAGGCTGCGGCTATCGTTGCCTATGCTCGCGCAAACTACGGCGAAAACTTTGAGCAAATGCAATGCGAGTATGAATGGAAGTACAAAGGTCATAACGTGCTTGTGACTCAACAAGGTAGCTTCTTTCATGGCTATCACCTCAGTGCATACATTGACGGCTGTTTCGAATATGACCTGATTGAAAACGCCACCTTGGAGGATTGCGCTGCTCATCAGCATCTGTGGAATTATGATGACTTGTCTGAAGAAGCTGAGCTTGAAGAGTGGATCAACACGTTGGTAGATGCACGCCTGCCAGCGCACATCGAATGGGAGGCTGCAAACGCTTAACTAGGATTCTTGATAAAGCCCTTATTCACGGGCACACGATACAACACCGAGACAGGTTCGCGTTTTCGCTCATGCGACGCTAGAACCGCCTCGGTGATTTGCTTTGTGCTCTTGCCGTCACGTTCTTTATCGCGCTTGATCATCATCATTCTTTGCCGACCTCGATAAAGAATGAGCGCTTCGCGCATCACTACGTGTCCAAAAATCTTATTCTTCTTATCGACCACAATCTTCATTGGCAGGTCAATGCGCTCGACAAACTGCTTGATTGCTGCTTGAAGCTGGAGCCGTAGAGCGTATAGCTCAGGTCCAGGCGATTCTTGAAGTTCTTGGTGCTTTCGCATTGCATCTTGTGCGGCACTCCAAACATCAGCGGTTGGCATTGGCACTTCAGATTCTCGAAGTCGATCTTGCAAGGCCGATAGTTCTGCTTCGCGAAATGCCAACCGATTAAGCAGATTTTTAGATTCGCGATCACCGCTTGCTTCGATCATATCAAGCAGCTTATCCACTTGCGACTGCTTGTCTTCAATCTCTGCCCTCAGCGCAACCGATGGATCGATATCGGTGATTGAACGTGGTTCTACCTCAATCGCATCGTCTTCTAGAAATCTATTCAGCAGCGACTTTTCAATCTCGCGATAGCTCAAGCGCTTTGCGGTGCAGCCACGCTTTTCAAGTGCGCTCATGCATTGCAAGTGCATGTTGACTTTCGATCTTGATCCATTTGGCGAACGGCTGAATTTCATTGAACTGCCACATTCGCCGCACTTGACTAGACCGCTGAACAAGTTGGCGACATTTTCGCCTTTGCGTCCACGTCCACTCGTCTTGCGCTCGGTCATCAAGCGCAGCGCTTCGTAGTAAACCGACTTCTCGATGATGGCGGGGTAGTGGTCCTCGAACACGCCGTGCTTCGACTTCAAGTGACCGATGACATTCGGGTTGTGAATCATCTGCGTTAAGCCAGACACAGACCAGCCATCGCGAGCGTTGCGCAGCACTGGCACGTCCTCGTTGTTCAGCGTTGTGCAGATCAGGTACAGGCCATTTCCAGACAGCAACATCTTGAAGATGCGGCGAACGATGTCGGCCTTTTCGCTGTTGATCACGTAGCCAGTGCCAGCGACATCGAGGCTGATCCACGGCGGCATCGAGTGACCAAGCGGGATGTTCTTGGTTAGCTTGTTCTGAACGAATTCACGAGCACGAACGGCCTTGGTTTCGCTTTCGTTGTTCGCACGAGCAAGCGATGCGATTGAAAAGATGAGCTGCGACCAGTTCTGACGAATGCTTTCGCGGCTGTAGTGCTGTCTGTCGATGATCGTGACGAGCGTGATGCCACGATTGATGATGCCTGTGAAGACCTCCAGCGCATCCATGACCTCAGCACGCGACACGCGATCAAGCGATTCGACCAACAGGATTGAATTGCTAGGAATGAGCTTTCGATCGACTGCGCTGAGGAAGGCGCCGAGAGCGCCTTCACGGACGTTGCGACCTCTGAAGGCAGATAGCCCAAGGTCTTCAAAAGTCCGCTTGTCAATGGTCCAGCCTTGCTCTGCGGCGTACTTCACCGCCATATCGGTTTGGCGCTTCATCGAGTGGCCGTCCGCTTGGCGGTCTGTCGAGAATCTCACATAGCTAAAAACGAGGGGTTTCATGGGTGATGGTCGTTGTTCCATGACCCTCGATTTTATCCTGCCCACCTGAACAATAGTTCTGTCGTGACACCACGGCAGCAGGACCTCGTCGAGCCCGCCGCTGCTCGACGCCGTCGCGCCCCGGCTGGCGCTGGTG